CACTTACACACAACACAAGGAGAAAACTATGTCTATGACCCCATTTGAAATACGCCTAGAACTTTTAAAGATGGCGAAAGATATGCTTACAGATGACTACTTTGGTCAACGTGAGATGATATCTAATAACTGGCAAACCGAAATCGAAAATGCTCGATTAAAAGGTGAAACACCACCTAAACATCCAGGTTTCCCAGACTTTCCAAGCGAATCAAAAATTATTGAGAAAGCAGCAGCCCTCAATGGATTCGTTTCACAAACCACTCCAGCACCTGAAGTAAAAATTACAAGAAAATCTAATTCATAATTGGAGATGACGGCTTTGGCCGTCCTTAACAAGGAGACAAGATGTTAAGAAATTTACTATTGTTAATAGTATCTTTGTTAGTCTATACGACAACATTATCAACAGAATATGTTAATACAGTTTCAAAGAAACAAGTATCACAAGAATATAACAAACAAGTAGAATGTCTTGCCAAAAACATTTATTGGGAATCGGCAACAGAATCTTATGAGGGTAAACTTGCCGTAGCACAAGTAACATTAAATCGTGTAAACTCTGGAAAGTTTCCATCTGACATATGTTCAGTTGTTTACCAAAAGACAGTTAATCGTGATTCAAGAACCGTATGTCAATTTTCATGGACTTGCCTATTCAATGGTATGAAAGTAAAAGACAAATATGCATGGGAAGAATCCCTAATGATTGCTAAAAGAGCATTGACAGAACCATTTCTACACGATATAATAGCACAGACGAACGCATTATATTACCATGCAGTTTATGTAACACCTGGATGGCCAAAGGCCAGAGTTGTTAAGAAAATAGGTAACCACATTTTTTATAGTACAATTTAATATGCCGAACCGTGATGAGATAAAAGACTTTAGTATAATGATAGAAAAACTGGCAGCAGATGAAGGCATCGGTCTTATGGATGCCATCTGTTACCATTGTGAAGTGACAGGATTAGAAATTGAAGTGGCTGCTACTTTGATATCTTCAGCACTTAAAGCGAAGATAAAAGAAGAGGCACAAGATAATAATATGCTAAAGAAAAGTTCCAAACTACCCATATGAACGACAACACAGGCTTCGCAGCCTATGCTCTGTGGAATAGTTTAAAGCTGCATTTTACATCCGATTCTTATGATTATATTAAATACAATGGCAAGACCAATGTATCCAAGCAATCATTCACTACACGTAAAGACAAATACCAATTCTATAAGTTGTCTCGCAAATACGATTTGGAAGAATTAAAAAACTTCTATATTGCCAATTTTGTTGCCGGTAATGCCGAATGGGTTGGTAATCTCCTACAGGACGGTGAGGAGATTTATAAAAAGTGGCAAAAAACTCAACAGAGCTTGACTTATACCTTTGACAATGATATAATATATTTGTTAGACAAGTATGGAATTGAACGTGAAGAAATTTTCAGAGTAGACCGTGGCAATTATCCAAAGTTGTTAGAAGAAGTTATACATGGTAAAGTGATGTTGGAAACACTCATTATACTAAACAATAATGTAAACTTTGTTGACAAACATTGGATGCCAAGGATTTCAGATGATATCATTTGGCCTACACACTACAGATTGATTAAGAAATACACACCGTTTATTGAATACGACAAAGATAAATTTATGAAATTGTTGAAAGAGAAGATTAAAAATTATGATACGGCCTAAGATTAGTTCTATCTATTTGGATATGGATGGTGTTATTGCTGACTTTGAAAAGAGATACTCTGAAATATTTGATGTTTCACCACAGTCAACCCGAGACAACAAAGAATTCAATGGTTACTTTGCCAAATTTATTGCTAATGAAGAATTTATGAATTTGGATTTGATGCCTGGAGCAATTGAAGGTATCAACTTCTTACGCAAGGCACCTGTACCCACACAGATACTATCATCTACTTCCGATGAAAGAAATTACGATGCCATATCAAAACAAAAGTCGATATGGTTAGAGAAACATGGAATAACATTCCATCCCCTATTTGTACCTGGAAAAAGACACAAGTACAAATATGCCGCCACAGACAGGATTATTATTGATGATACCAAAAGTGTTATCTCTGATTGGATTAAGGCAGGCGGCATTGGTATACATCACAAAGATTGGCCAACAACCTTGGCTATTTTGCGATTATACATATAAAAATGCCTAAATAATATTATATAATGACTAATTTGAAAATAATCCGTTTATACTCCGTTATACTAAGAAAGGAAACACTATGAGTTTCGCAAACCTCAAACGCCAATCTGGCAACCTCGACAAATTATCTAAAGCAATCGAGGCACTCTCCCAATCATCCGAAGGTGGTTCTGATAAGACCGACAATTACTGGCGTCCAGAAGTGGACAAAGCTGGTAACGGTATGGCTGTTATCCGATTCCTGCCTGCCTCTGAAAAAGATGGCGAAGATGGTCTCCCTTGGGTCAAAGTCTTCTCTCATGGATTTCAAGGTCCAGGTGGTTGGCTAATCGACAACTGTTTGACAACCAAGAACCAACAATGTCCTGTGTGTGAACACAATTCATCATTGTGGAATTCTGGTATTGAAGCAAACAAAGATGTTGTCCGTAAACAAAAACGTAAGTTGAATTATATCGCTAACGTGTATATCGTTTCGGATCCTAAGCACCCTGAAAATGAAGGACAAATTAAATTGTTCCGTTTCGGTAAGAAAATCTTTGATAAGATTACTGAAGCAATGAATCCTGCTTTTGAAGATGAACAAGCAATCAATCCATTTGATATGTGGAAAGGTGCTAACTTCAAATTGAAGATTCGTAAAGTTGAAGGCTATCAGAACTATGACAAGTCTGAATTTGATTCTCCATCAGCATTGTCGAAAGATGATGATGAGTTGGAAAAGATTTGGAAGAACGAACACTCACTACAAGAACTGGTGGGTGATAAAGAGTTCAAGTCATATGATGACCTGAAGAAACGCCTTGACAAGGTTCTCGGTTTGAATGGTGAAGCACCAAAGACAACTGTAGAACAAGTGAAAGCAAAAGAGTTTGCTGCTCCAACTAAGGCCAAAGAGCCTGAATTGGTAACAACAGATGATGATGACTTAGCTTACTTCTCTAAACTCGCTGAAGAAGAATAAATTCCCATGCAAGTGCTAGACCCCGCTTCGGCGGGGTTTTTTATTGGTTAAACAACTCTTGTTGAATTCAATATCATTCGTTGGAATGTAGGTTCATTATTTCTAACTCCAGGTATTGGTAGATTAGAACTTTCACCTCGTTGTTCATTTTTTTGGATATTTGTTACTGTAGTACCTTTTTGTGAAGGTTCTTGAGGTAACTTCATTTCCAAATTCTCAGAGTTTACTGCATTAAATTTTTGACTTGTACTAGATTCACCACCAGACATAGGTGCGGCCATTGGTGCTGAAGGTGCTGCCGGTGCAGATTCGCCACTAGAAGCAGGCGGTGCAGCAGGTGCAGGTGGTACTGATTCGCCACTAGAAGCAGGCGGTGCAGTGTTTGCGGTGGGTGACGATTCGCCACTAGAAGCAGGCGGTGCAGCAGGTGCAGGTGGTACTGATTCGCCACTAGAAACAGGAGTAACTGTCTTCTTTGTACCATCTTCATTATAATCTTTGCCATATTTTTCGTCCCAAGCAGTTGCACGAACACCACGGGCAAGTTTGGCGCCACCAGTTCCAGGTTTACCTGCAACGAATTCGGCTTTAGGTGGTACTGTTTCTCTTATTCCTAAATCCGCATCACTTCTTTGTGCAGGCACTTCATATACTTTTTCATCAGCAGCAATTGCTTTAACTTTAGTTTCACCGCCCATGGCCAACATGGCCTTTTTCTTGGCTTCTTTTTCTTCTTCAGTCGTTTCAGGCATATCAAGGACAGCTTGAGCATTTATTTTGCCGTTCTTAATGATATCTTCTAATTTTTCACGGCCGCCAGACTTGTTAATATCGTTAGCACTTCCTTTTTGTAACATTGCTTGCGCTTCATCAGGACTCAAAGCTTTCATATCTGGAGTATTTTTATTTAATTCATCTAGGCCAAGTTTTAAAAAAGCAGCCAATGATACAGCACCTAATAGAGCTATACCAATAGGATTAAACATGAAAAATCTACCAACTTGAAATAAAATACCAGCCACACTCTTTAAATCTGATAACACACCAAGCATATCACCAAGCAAACTTGGATTATCATCTTCTTCTTTTACTTTCGT